AAGAGCGCTCTTTAGTAAAGGGGAAGTATTATGGCGATTAAAACGATTACAAAAACGATTGCACGTAAAGTTCTGGAAACCGTCGATGCTGGTTTGTGTACAGGTGTGGGGAAGCCTGTGCTTGGGCAAATGTGCGTCGAGGCGGCTGTATGCTATGCGCTGGGATTACCCCACGGGGATGACCCTGGATGCGTAGCACAATCTGTTCGGTCATTGAAGATTCAGCTTAATGACAGTGATTGGTCAACAAATGAAGCCCGTGCCAAAGGATTGCGCCGTGTTGCTATCGCACAGCTTGGAACACAAGGCCCACTAGATGAGGCTGAATTTTTGCGCCGTGTAATTGATTCTGTAATCCGGAAACAAGTCCCGATCTATGCCTATCCTTGGCATC